AAACGGAACATCGACTACATCGCAAATAAATTTTGAAACAAGCAGCACAGACGTAACAAATGCGTCTTATCTGCAAGTTAGAAATACTGGTTCAGAATCTGGCTTTGACTCTAATAAGCGAGGCACCGGCACCTACCTCCCGATGACCTTCTACACCGGAGGCAGCGAGAGGGTCAGGATAGATACGTCGGGCAACGTCGGGATCGGCGGGACGGCAGATGCGTATGCAAAAATTCATGTTCTCGGAACATTGCCAACTTCCGCTACTTTTACCAATGGAATTCGCATAAGCGGCACTATTCCCAGTGGGACAACAGGCGGTTGTTCTGTTTTCCAAAGCGCGCCAACAACGCAAGCCGCGTCGTTTACGCTTGCATCACTTGTTCATTTTAGCGCTCAATCACAAGTTTTTGGCGCTGGCTCAGTTATCACATCGCAATACGGGTTTGTTGCCGATTCCAGTCTTACCGGAGCCACCAACAACTATGGCTTCTTTAGCAACATCGCCTCTAGCGCGGGCCGCTGGAACTTTTATGCAAATGGAACAGCGGCGAATTATTTTGCGGGTAATGTCGGTATTGCCACTACTTCGCCCGGCAGCGCCCTCGACGTTAAAGGCACGTTGCGGCTTTCAGGTTCTACTTCTGGCTATGTCGGATTGTCGCCCGCGGCAGCAGCCGGATCGACCACGTATACATTACCGTCGGCGGATGGAACAACCGGCCAGTTCCTTTCAACTAATGGAAGCGGTACATTATCGTGGTCATCGGCAGGCGGCGGCGCACAGGACTATATTGTCCAGTCTTACGGAGTCGTTTGAGGTAAAAAATTATGGCTACAGCAGCACAATACGCATCTACAGTTCGCACAGCGCAAGCGCAAGTTTCCGTTGCAAATACCAACCGAAACGGTTCTGGAACCATTGCAACGGTGTTTACTGCCGGTTCTAGCGGTTCGCGAATTGACGATATTTATATTACGGCGACTGGCACCACCACTGCCGGCGTCGTTCGTTTGTTTTTGAATGACGGCACAAATACTTGGCTGTTTCAGGAAATCCTTGTCACGGCAATTACGCCTAGCACGACTGTGCAGGTATTCCAGTTTGTGCTTCTAAACCAAGCGCTAATCCTTGCAAACGGTTGGTCTTTGCGTGCCAGTACGAACAACGCTGAGACCTTCAACATTCAAGTAACGCGTGCGGGTGACTTCTAATGAATCCGGGTACATTCCAAGGCGCGGGAATCGGTACCGTCGCCGGATCAATTAGCCGTTATATCCAGACTCCAACAATCACTACATCGCGGGTTATTCCGGTTCCGCCGGGAACTCAGCGAATTGAGGCATTGCTTGTTGGCGGTGGTGGCGCAGGCGGATCAGGATTCGGCGCTGGTGGCGGCGGATTTGGTGGCGCGGCCATCATGGAAATACCAGTCACCGGATCATCATTGGTTGTCACGATTGGCGCTGGCGGATCTAGCAACGGCGCCGGCGGCTCCACATTCATCACATCGGCTGGCACGCGTTACGCGGAAGTCGGTGGCGGTGGCGGCTCAGGCTCTAGCAGTGCCGGGCGATCTGGCGGCGGCGGCGCAGCAGGCGCTTTTGGTGGGCCACCTCCGATAGGAAAAATGTTGTGGACTGCTTATGCGCAAAACGGTGCGGGCAGTGCTTCAATAACAAACTATACCGCATATGCGTATGCAGGGACTGGCATTATTGGTATTACTGGAACTACTGGCGCCTTAAATGGAATCATGGGAGCCGGTGGCGGCGGTGGCGTTGGTGGCGGCGGCGCTGGTGCAGTCGGCGGCGGTGGTGGTTCGAATACTGCTTTCCCAGCCGGCGCTGGCGGCCCCGGAAATTTTGGTGGCGGTGGCGGCGGTAGTTATTACGGCGGCGGTTTCGGCGGTAATGGCGGAAGTCTCACAAGCCTTTCAATTTGGGGATTCACGGGTTTTGCAGGCGCTCCTACGCCGGGCGATAACGGTGGTGGTGGTGGCGGTTTGTTAGGCGCTGCATCTGCTGAAGCAGGTGGCGCTGGCGGCGGCGGTGGCGGCGGCGGTGCTGGTGTTTCCGGTGCCGGTGGCGCTGGTTTTGCAGTAATTCGCTTTTACTTGTAAGGCAATAACATGACCAAAAGATTTGCAATTATTAAAGGCGACATAGTCGATAACATCGTATTAAGCGATGATCCTTTAGATGTTGATGGCCTTTGGATAGACATTACTTCGATGTCTCCTGAACCATTGATAGGATGGGGATATGTCAACGGTGCTTTTGTTGCGCCGCCCGAAAAACCATATGTTCCGCCATCCGTAATCACCAAGGCGGCATTTCGGTTTCGGTTTACAGATCCCGAATATGTTGGGATTTTGTCTGCTGCAAAAACCGACATCAACGTAGCCTCGTGGGTTGAGACGTTTAACATGCTGTCAACCGTTGATTTGAAAAACCAAAGGACTATTGATGGCGTTAACAACCTTGTGAGCGCGGGTCTTCTTACCGCTGACAGGGCAAATCAAATCCTGACTGCGCCAGTTCAGCCGGGTGAAATGCCCTAATGATTAGCGAGTGCAAAGTTCCAAGCCTGAATCAGGTTTTGGGACAAAAATATCCTGAATTAAAATATGAAATATCCGATGACTTTGTTGGAGTGTATGACAACGTCTTTAGCAGGGACTATTGCAATCGCTGGATAAAGCATTTTGAAGAGGCCGATGCAAACGGGCTTTCGTACAACAGAGCGCAGGGGATGGGTCGAGAATCCCATGTAAACGCAGATCAAGCGATTGATTACGCTCAGGCCCAGTTTTATCACAACCATGATATGAAACTGGAATGTGCAGAATTTAACGCTCTGTTTTGGGATGCTTGTTATTCAGTTTATGCAGAAAAATTTTCGATTCTAAAAAACTCAGAATCGCACAAAATTTACACGGTAAAAGTACAAAGAACGCGACCAAAAGAAGGCTATCACATTTGGCATTGTGAAGATTCCACGCGTCTTACTAGAAATAGACTCCTGACATTCATGGTCTATTTGAACGATATAGAAGACGGCGGAGAGACCGAGTTTTTGTATTTAAGCAAACGAGTCAAACCGGTCGCCGGCCGAGTAGTGATATGGCCATCTGGCTTTACTCATACTCATCGCGGTAATCCGCCGTTAAAAGATACGAAATACATTATTACTGGCTGGATAGAATTCTGAGGGATAGTGATGGAAATCAATCTGAAATTGACGGTAGAGGAAGTAAACATGCTTCTTGGCGTTTTGGGCCAGATGCAAAATTCGTCTGGCACGTACCCTTTGCTTGTAAAGATCAAGCAACAGGGCGTGCAACAAGTTCAAACTCCAGTGGCTCTGACTTCAGAGCCGCCTGAAATGCAAGTAAACTAAAGACATGGCCGCAGCAACTAACCCGCTGACTTACAACGGTTACGTAACGCAAGTTGCGACGTTGGCTGTCGTCAATACGACGACGTCTGCGGGCGTTGTTGTTGGCGTCGATACCGAGTTCAACAACCTGATTCCACAGATGTTGAACTATGCTGAGTTGCGTATTCAGCGCGACGTTGATTTATTGCCGTCTCAAACGTCTGCTAATTACGTGCTAAACGTAGGCAGCAATCTCTTGCAAGTTCCGGTCGATGACTTTGTCACGATCCAAACGGTTAGCGTGGTTAACGGCACTGCTCAGTTGCCATTGCTGCCGGCAACCAAAGAGTTTTTGCAGAACGTTTATAACGATTCGTCGTCGACCGGTCAGCCTAAATACTTCGCCATGTTTGGCGGCGACCAAGCAAGCGGCGGTAATACGTGGAACAACCTTGTGTTTGGCCCGTATTCTAATAACGCTTACTCGATCGCAATTACGGGCACCCAGCGCTTGCCCAGCCTGTACAAATTTGGCGATACGGCAAACGCCGGTACAGCAACCACCTTTATTAGCGCAAACCTGCCTGATCTGTTGATTCAGGCGTCCATGATTTACATCAGCCAGTTCCAACGCAACTTTGGCGCGGCGTCGAACGATCCCAACATGGGACCGACGTTTGAGTTGCAATACCAGAACCTGCTGAAATCCGCATTTGTTGAGGAGGCGAGAAAGAAGTTTGCAGCATCGGCGTGGTCGTCGATGTCACCCCCGATGGCCGCTACCCCGACGAGGTAGCGTATGCCTCACGCCTCAGTCAAACTCAAACCGGGTATTGACCAAAACGAAACGCCAGCCCTTAACGAGGCTGGTATTTCGTTTTCTAACCTCATCCGTTTTATCTACGACCGCGAAGGTCTGGGTCTTATTCAAAAGTTGGGTGGTTGGACAAAGTTCTATCCCAACACGATTGAGTCGATTATCCGTGCCTTGTGGGCGTGGGAAGACACCAACTCCAATTCGCACTTGGCTGTTGGCACGCAGAACAACACTATCACGGGCGTTGCAAACCTTAGCGTCATTACAAATGGCCTGCGCGATAACATCACGCCGCAGACGCTAACAGACAACCTTGCTTTGCAGTTCTCGACGACCGCGGGTAGCCCCGTTGTCACCGTTACCGACACCACAAACACCGATATCTCTGACTTTGACTCTGTTTACATACAGGTTCAGGTTGCTATCGGCGGACTAATCCTGTTCGGCAACTATCGAACTTTTGCGATCAGCAGCACAACGTACAACATCATTGCGACAGATTTGCTGGGCGCACCGCAGGCTGCAGCCACTTCATCAACAACCGAAGTGCTGCCTGAAATTGACGTTACGTCGGGATCGGCAATTGTCACTATCACGCTGCCAAATCATGGTTATTTGGTGGGCGATACGTTCCCAATCCTTGCGTCGACAGTGGTAGGTGGCGCAACGTTTTATGGCAACTACATCGTTCAAGATGTTTTGAACGCCAATGAGTTTACGATCATCTCGACGATGCTTCCAACGTCGTCAACGACCGGATTTGTAAACGGCAACGATGTTCGAGTGACCTACAATTTCGGCGCAGCGCCGGGCGCCGTAGGTTATGGATATGGCGGCAACGGATACGGTTTAGGCGGATATGGCAACGGCGTCTCGCCAGCCTCTCTGGCCGGCAGCGAAGTAAGTGCCTTTGATTGGACGCTGGATAACTGGGGCGAAGTTCTTATCGCCTGTCCGCGCAACGACACGCTGTATCAGCCAATCTACGAGTGGAATCCAACATCGGGAATCCCAGTCGCAAGCGTTATCCCTGAAGCCCCGATGGTCAACGATGGCGTGTTTGTGGCTATGCCTCAGCGCCAGATCATCGCGTGGGGATCTACGTTCAGCGGCGTGCAAGATCCGCTGTTGATTCGATGGTGCGACGTCAACAACTACAACTCTTGGATTGGAACGGTCACCAATCAGGCCGGTTCGTATCGCATTCCAAAAGGCTCAAAGATCGTCGGCTGTTTGCAGGGCCCGCAGCAGGCGCTGGTGTGGACCGATCTTGGCGTCTGGGCCATGCAGTACGTGGGCCCGCCGTTTGTATATTCGTTTAACGAGATCGGCACTGGCTGCGGATTGATTGCTAAGAAAGCCGCGGCATCAATCTCGGGTTCGGTGTATTGGATGGGCCCCTCGCAATTCTTCAAACTGTCGGGAGAGGGCGTGGCTCCGGTCGCGTGCCCGATTTGGGACGTGATTTTCCAAGACCTCGACCAGACCCAACTTGACAAGATTCGTGTCGCCGTGAACTCGCGATTCGGTGAGATTACGTGGTACTACCCGACCGAAAGCAATGGCGGTGAAGTCAACGCCTACGCGAAGTACAACGTGTATCTGCAGCAGTGGGACTACGGCACGCTTGCTCGCTCGGCATGGATCGATCAGTCAGTGCTTGGTCCGCCGATTGGCGCAGACCCGGATTCGCTGTACATCTACCAGCATGAGACTTCGACCGACGCTGACGGTCAGCCGTTGCTGGCCAGTTTTCAGACCGGCTATTTCACGATGTCGAACGCCGACGTGAAGATGTTCGTCGACCAAGTGTGGCCCGATATGAAATGGGGCTACTTTGGCGGCACGCAGAATGCCACGGTTAACCTGACGTTCTTTACGACGGACTACCCGGGCCAGACACCCCAGCAGTTTGGTCCATATCCGCTCACGCAGAGCACTACGTTTATATCGCCTCGCTTCCGCGGGCGTCTCGTATCGATCAAGTTGGACAGCACTGATGTCGGTAGTTTCTGGCGTATCGGTAATATCCGATATCGAACCAAAGAAGACGGTAAATTCTGATGACGACGTCACTAACAGACATCCTGACAACTCAAAAGAATGGCGTGATCGCCATCAACAATCTTGCGAGTTATACCCAGACGATTGCGAGTTACACGACCGTGCTTGCTGGGACCGATCAGTTGGCTCCGCCCACGGGTGGCACGACGAGTTATGCGACGATTTACACGGCGCCTGCCGGGGTGATTGGCCGAATCTCTGAGATTGATATTTGCAACGGCAATGCTGCCGCTGCAACTTTCTACATTCATTTGATTCCCGCAGGCGGAACGGCAAGCACCTCGAACGCTCTGTTCTATAACGCACCGATCAACGGCAACACGACTGTGCAGTGGACGGGCGGTCTTGCGCTTAACGCAGGCGACTTTGTTCAAGTTAAGGCATCCGTAACGGGCATCACGTTCAACGTCAGCGGTGGAATCGTATGACGATTAACGTATATCCGCCGTACGGATCGGGCCCAAACAACCCGGTCAACATTACGTTTCCGCCAACCTCACTCGATGCGTTCGGGCGGTTGCAAGTTTCTGAGCCTTATACGCTGTTCGACAGTCAGAATCGTTACGCTACGGACAATCAATTTGATACGGCACTAACGGGAACCGGAACGACGTCGTTCCTGACTAACGAAGCCGCCGTAAATATGGAAGTGACGAGCGGAGGAGTTGGCTCCGTTGTTCGGCAGTCTTATCGATCCCTGCCTTATCAGCCCGGCAAGGGGCTTTTAGTGTTGGCGACATTTGTGATGTCGAGCAGCACTAGCGCAAACTTGACCCAACGCGCGGGTTATTTCAATTCCGAAAACGGCGTGTTTTTCCAAAAAACAGGAAGCACGCTTTCGTTTGTTTTGCGTTCTTTTGTGACTGGCGTTGCAAGTGACGCTCGAACCGTCAACCAGTCCTCATGGAACGGTGACAAGTTAGACGGCACCGGGCCTAGTGGTATTACGCTTGATGCCAGTAAAGCGCAAATTTTGTGGATGGATTTTGAATGGCTTGGCGTAGGTTCCGTGCGATGCGGATTCGTCATCAACGGGATCTTTTACCTTTGCCATACATTCAATAACGCAAATATCATCTCGAATGTGTACATGACGACGGCAACTTTGCCGGTGCGTTATGAAATCACTTCTGTAACAGCGGCCGTTGCCGCATCAATGAAGCAGATTTGTTCGACGGTAATATCAGAAGGTGGTTACGAACAAGCGTCAATTGACCACATAGCAAGACGAACAACGGTACTTGGAACGATCAACACGGCCGCAAATTTTCTTCCGGTAGTGTCGATTCGATTGGCGGCGGGTCGCACGGGCGCTGTTGTCATCCCAAATCGAATTCAGTTTCAACCGACAACTTCGCAAAACTACGAACTTGCATTGATTAAAAATCCAACGTTGACCGGCGCTACATGGGCAGCAACTGTTCCATCAGATACCAATGTTGAATTTGACGTAGCGGCTACAGCGATTTCTGCGGCCGGCACGATTGTGCAAACCGGGTATATCTCAAGTAGCGGCGGCGGCGGTCAGGCAAGTACGTTGGCCCCGACGGGTTATAACTGGGATTTGCAACTTGGCGCGACGATTGCTGGCGTCAGTGACATTTATACTTTAGGCGTGCGAACCATTTCGGGCGCCACAACGGGCGACGGCGTCGGTTCCATCT